GAGCGTGATAGTTCCTTCTGTGGTGATTGTGATTGCATCGTAGATTCCACCAGCATTTGCATTGGCTTGATTGATTGCCCAGCGAAGAGTTCCATCAGAACCATCATCAAGAAGGCTTGTTACCTCAAGCGCTGTTGGAGCGGGAATCGTAGTAGTCGTAGTAGTCGTAGTAGTCGTAGTGCTTGTAGTGGTTGCTTGAACGGGGGCAGAAAAACCAAATACAGAAGCAGAAGCAATAATTAAAACAAAGGTTGACAGGGCAACCAGTGAGCGCATCGCTATTTTCGTACGACAAACTGAACTAATTTTCAAAATGCCTCCCTGGGGCAAATTAATTTTACAACATGAATAATTCCCCTGACTTCAATAGTGAGGTATTATTGTTAGTGTCATAAGCCATTGTGCTGAGGAGTTTTCATGACCGTTAACGGCGGAGTCAAAAATTGGACATCGGGTGAAGTGCTGGATGCTGTTGATTTAAACGACTACATTGCAAATCAAGTTGTCGCAAGATTCGAGACAATTGCAGCAAGGACTGCGGCATACGGAATAGCAAATGCCCCCAGTTTGCAAAAGGGTTTGTTTAGTTGGGTTGATTCCACGGAAAAACTCTATTATTACGACGGGAGTGCCTGGGAAGAAGTTGGCGCTCAGGTTGAAGACTCGGAAATAACCACGGCAAAACTCGCCGACTCGGCGGTCACCTCGGCAAAAATTGCTGACGGAACAATCGTCAACGCAGATGTAAACGCCTCGGCTGCCATTGCGTACAGCAAATTGAGTCTTTCTGGCTCAATCGTCAACGCAGATGTAAACAATGCGGCGGCTATTGACTTAGGTAAACTTGCAGACGCAACAATTGACATCAAGACTGCCAACTATTCACTTGTATTGACTGACAAAAACAAATTCATTAAAATGAATTCATCAAGCAACAGAACCATCACAGTTCCTTTGCAGGCAACTGTTGATTTCCCTGAAGGCTCGCAAATTCATCTTATTAGGTATGGGTCGGGTACTTTGGAAATCGTGGGAGAATCTGGTGCTGTAATTCTTTACGCTACGCCAGGTAAATTTTTGAGGGCGCAATATTCGTCAGCAACCCTTCTCAAGTGCGCCGACACAAACGTCTGGATGCTGATGGGCGATTTGAGTGCTTCGTGATTCCAGGCAATACATCTAGTCAGGGCAAGTATGTCGACCCACCTACGTCGATAAGTGCTTCGGCAGGTAACGCTCAGGCGACAGTTTCTTTTACGCTCCCCATCTATGACGGCAAGGGTGTCGCTACATATGTGGCAACTTCTAGCCCAAGTGGGATAACTGCATCGGGCGCAAGTTCTCCAATAACAGTTACTGGATTAGCCAATGGAACTTCTTACACATTTACGGTGACAACAATTAGTGGTTATGGGGTGAGTGCTACTTCGGTTGCCTCCAATGCTGTTGCTCCCGTGGCTCCACCACCATCTTTCCCACCGTCTTTCCCACCGTCTTTCCCACCGTCTTTCCCACCGTCTTTCCCACCAGTCTTCCCGCCAGATTTCCCGCCAGATTTCCCACCAGATTTCCCACCACCTACTTGTGGATGCATGGCTGGAAGCGTGGGACAAATAACATTTTGTACTGCGCCATTCACCCTCAGATATTCATCTGGGTATTACACACAGTGCGACCCCAACTCACCACCTGGATGTGCGTGCCCAGCGTGTGGGCAATGGGTGGAGCAAAGCGGATTCGATTATTACGAGCCGCTCTGCCCAGGGTGAGCAGTAGGATGTAAGATGTAGCCATGACAACTCCTCAGGTAAACCCTTCAACAAATCCAGAATCATTTGCAACATTTATCTTTCTTGCAGACGGGGAGGTGTGCGGCTTTCTTCAGATGCCCCTGCTTTCCGAAGCGATGGTCGCAGGGTTGCGTTCGGGTAACGTTTCTGTTGTGGAAATACCCACTGGTTCGCCAATGCCAAACCTTCTTGCAACTTGGGATGGCGAGAAATTCATTAATTCAGCAAACGATTAACGAGAAATACAATGAGCGCTTGGCAAGAATATAAGAAAAAACTAGGAACATCTCGACCGTGGGATGCGCTAAATTCAACAAACTATACAGACGAGGATACTGCCCGCAAACGCATGGACATTTGCGAAGTTTGTCCACGTCTCCTAAAGGCGACTAAACAATGCAAAGAATGCGGTTGTTTTATGGCGCTCAAGACAAAACTATCTAGTGCCGTGTGCCCAATAGGCAAATGGTAGACAAAAATAATGATTCTTTGACCCCACCAGGATATTGGGGGTCAGACTTATCCAGAATTTATGTTTTTGAAAAATTCATAACTGAGGAAGAGTCGCAAACACTTAATTGCTACATTAGAACAAACAAAATTTGGGTTCAAAACGCTGAACACGAAGTATGGAACAACAGAGTTCATAATGCAAGTATTTTTACAGAAGAAGAAATTAAATCCATTTCACAAAAAATAATCAACAGAGTCAAAATCAAAATAGAGTTAACAATGAACGTGGTGCTTGGCTCAAATGCACCATCAATAGTTAGGTGGTTTCCTGGGAATGGGCAGGCGCCACATGCGGACAAACAGTTGCCTGACGGAACTCCCAACATGTATCCGCAGAATGATATTGCTTCATTGGTTTACATAAATGACGATTATCAAGGCGGGGAAATATTTTTCCCAAACCAAAATGTTCAATTCAAACCTTCAAAAAACTCACTTGTATTTTTCCCTGGAGATGTAAATTTTTTGCATGGCGTAACGACTGTGATTGACGGAACAAGATATACAATGCCAAGTTTTTGGAACGTAACGTCAATATTATGATTCCAAAAATAATTTACCAATGCGGACCATGGAAGCAAAAAGAAATTCCCAATTATGTTACTGAGTACTCAAGCACGTGGAAAAATTTTTCACAAGATTGGCAATATCGTTATTTTGATGACGAAATGTGCTGTGAAGACATAAAACAAATTGCTGGAGCAAATATGGCATCAACTTACAAAAAAATAAAACGCGGTGACAACCGTGCTGATTTATGGAGGTGCATTCACATATTTGGAGAAGGTGGATTTTATGCTGATATGGATTCAAAAAGATTTAAAACGATAAACAACGCACATTGTGAAACAAAAAAATTTATATGTTTTCGTAATGAATATTCAGATATAGGTGGAATTTGGGAAAATTGGTTTTTCGGAGCAGAAAAAAATAGCAAAATACTTGAAAAGGTTATAGAAGAAATACAAAAAGAAATTTTTTTATGCGACGGCGACATAAATGCAAAACAAACATTTTTTCCTTTTTCAAGAGTAGTAAATTCATTTAGGAATGAAGAGTGGTTTTTTGATATGACAGATTCTTTTCGTGAAACAGTTGGTCATATTTCTGCTCATGACAATTGGGGCAACGTCAATTATTTTGCAAACGGAGGTCCATGCAATGTTTGATACTTCCATAATTGACGACCCTCGTTTCGGTGTTCGCCTATACAAAAACGCAATCAGCAATTGCAACGAAGTCACTCAAAACATAGTTTTAGCAATAGATAAAAATACTGACCCAATTCTCCGTTGGAATCAAGCAATGGTTGGGTACAGCGTCATAATGTCCGAATACAGGAATTGTTGGGACTGCAAATTGAGTCCAAGTGCAGTTGATTCTATGAATCAAAAAAGCGAGGCATTCAAATCAGCCTACAATTCCGTGGTCATGTCCATAGGCTCATGTGTCGAGGATTATTGTCAACCGTATGGATTGAACATGTCTTATATGGAAGCAGTCAATTTCGTAAAATACGGAGTTGGCGAACATTTTGATGTTCACTCAGACCACGGGTTTTCTTACATATGCACAGTTTCAACAGTTGCGTATTTGAACGATGACTACGAAGGTGGAGAACTTTGGTTTAAACACCTTGACCAAACGATAAAACCAGAGGCTGGGGACATTGTGGTTTTTCCATCAACATTCATTTATGCTCATGCATCACTGCCAGTAAAAACTGGAATTAAGTATTCGGCGGTCACCATGTTTGATTACAACGATTCCAATCACAAAGCCAGTGGTTACGCAATTTGAAGAGTTTTTAGGATTTGGCAAACCACTGCTTTGATATATTTAAAACATCTTGAGGTTTGAGCATGGTAAAAACTTTCAGTCAACCAAGTTGTCTTGTATTTCTTTGAGTATCCCACCACTAATTTTTGCTTTTTCAAAAAGAGAGTATTTCTCGCGCAATTTAGCAAATCTCCTGTGTGGAGAAACATGAATAAGGGAACTGGAAAGTTTGTTGAGACGCGGAGTAAGGTGAAATTTTCGCAAGACAATCTTCGCGTCAGTTTGACAAGAAAAATATGCAATTGGGTCGTTCGCTGGAACTTGCAATTCTGTCACACCTTCCCATAGTTGAAATTCAAAATTCATCGGTCTAAACCATTTTGCTACATTAAACTCCCCAGGAACCACCACTCCAAATTTAGAATGCACTGATTGAGAAAAATACGGAGGTGTTATTGAAATAGGCAAAGAAGGTGCATCAGTAAAAAATATAATTGGGTGCATATAGTTTAAGAGAAGATGATTTTTTATGGTTGGCTTATGAACCAACTCAATATTTGTTTGATGTCTTCGTTGGTCGTCCTCTGAAAACACTTCATATGAAACATGTTCGTTGTCAATAACCTTGATGCTGGTGTTTGTTGTAGCCCTAAAAACAAATGTCCTTCTAAATAAACTGCTCACGGCTGGACACCGCAGGTAGTCGTCTCGGTTGTCTTTTGCGTCAACCTTGAACGGAACAAGTTCTTCGTACAAACTCAATGGTTCTGGGTAAAGGTGAGAGAAATCGTATTGATTGCCAAGACCGTGCGCTGGCGCCCAATATAAAGTTATTTTGTCCATATGTTAAGTCTAGTAACCAGGAAAGTCGTTTGGGTCCTCAAACGGTTGATATGTATCGCATTTATATTTGGGAAGTAAGCCCAACATTTTTTCTCTCCACGGGAATCTTACTTCGTCGCTATCAATCCATTTAGGACCATTGGTGTGATACCAATGGTCTGGCTCCGTAAAGTGGATGAAGCACATTTCCAAATAACTGGAAAAAGATTTATCGGGAAATTGTGGTCGCCAGTGAAACTGGTCGCTACCAAGATACAAAAGAGCATCTCCATTCTTCATTACATAAGGAACACCCTCGATGTAAATTTCCCATTCAATGTTGCCATTTAGTTGCAAGTCGATTGTGTAGGTGCAAGCATTTATGTCTATGTGTGGAGGTATGTTTGGGTTTCCAAACATCGGACAGTATTTTGCCCACTTCCAATAAGAAGGTGTTGAGTTGTTTCCAAAATTTGTTTTTGCACAATTATAAATTATGTTATAAAATTCATCAGAAATTGTTTTGTCAAACATTGAGTTGACCATGGGTATGTCGTTTGTTATTCTCCCCCATCCAGCACTTTTCCAAACTCTTTGGCTTGATTGTTGAGTTGATAAATCCAAGCGCATTGATTCATCGGGAATTAATTGTTTAATCAAAATAGGAAATGTTTTCATTGAGCACCGCTCAATTTATTTTCTGGATTCTTGCCAATCACATACACTTCTTGCTGTACTTCCTGTTGTTCATTTATTGCCACAGGTCGACGTTCCGACAATATAAACGAACTGACAATCCATTTGTCGTTCGTGATTGGGATACGGGATTGGTGTGGGTGTGTCCAATTGGCGGGGAAAAGGGCTACTGAGCCAGCCCTAGCCTTTATTTTTAGGTTGTGCATCGGGAATGCCGTTTCACCACCTCGCTCAACTGTGTTCAAATACATAACTGCGCCGAGAACCCTAAGGCAAGTGGGCTCTGGGTCCCATGGGGCGCCATCGTAGTGAGTTCTGTAATACCCTTTTTCCATGTTGTATTTTTGTAATCTGTATCCACTGTCATAAAGATTTGGTGCAATTTGCATCTCTTTAAATTCTTCCGTATACAGAGATATGGCAGCCCACAACGACCTGTAGATGCGCATTTCAAAAGACTTGTATTTGTCGTAATCGCATCCTGCTTGTCGCGCTTGCTCACCACTAAAATCAAAATCCATTGTCCATTTCATGGCTGTATTAACACCAGAAATAGTTGGTCCTGGGTAAAACAATTTATCAAAATCTGTTTTGCATGAATCAATTAATTCAGAACAAGTGTCAAGCGGAATTATGTCGGGAATAACCGCAATATGAGTGCTCTTATCTCCGATGAATTCAATCACTATTCCTCCTCAGTGAGTGACACAATCTCAATTGCAACTGAGTCCATTTCCAAGTCATCTAATTTGGCTACGAGTTCGTATTTTCCCAAAAAAGCAAAAGACACCGACATTTGCGTCTGATGTGAATTTAAATTCATAATTGGAATATTCCAATTATCTCTTCCTGTTTTGATTCCGTATGGTCTAACAAAAAACGAATATTTTTCTGTTTGGTTCCAATCGTCTGCGTAGACAATTACTATGGGCTCGCCGATGTGAAGTTTTATGTCTTCCCTGTTGAAGCCAAAATTTGTGGGTATAGTTACAACGCTAATTTTCGTTCTGTCAAAATCGTGTGGTTTGCTGCGCTCTGAGTCGCCGTGCTGTATTGGTAGTTTCCATTCTTTTGCCAAAGCATAAGCGTCTTCAACATTATTTTCTGAAGGGCAGAATATAAACCTATACATTTATTCAACCAGCCTGTCCATTCTTTTTTGTTCACGTTTATAGCCCCCGTGAGTATCTTCTTGTGTAGTAAACACTGGTCCGAACCCAGTGTGTTTCATTAAGCCATGTGCCGAGGAATCACCCTTAATGACCGAAGTTTTCAACATGGAGTTTTTTCTCTCAAAAGGAATAATGTGATACATGCTGGTTCCCTCGTCTATTCTAAAGGGTTCATTTGTGAGAACATTTATAACTACATTTGCGCTTGGATATGAATCGGTATGTATTACGGCGCCTAGGACTTCGTAGTTTTTGCTTGGTTCCCATAAAACTGGCAGAAACAATGACGACCATCCAGGAGCGGTTTTGAATACCCAGGGATTGACCAACTTTAAATATGAAGATTCTCGAGGCTTGTGTTTTGCTACTGGACATTCTGTTCCAGATTGAATTATGGGGAACTGATTTCTGGACAGTGAATCCATGGTGAAATAATAATCCATGTCATCTTTTGATATTGTCTCCGTTTGAAATAAATGCGAATCAATAATGTTATATCTCGCGTCTATGTTTTGGTCAAACTTGGATATGGGGCGACGTATGTCCAGCGATGCCCATAATGGAACAATGTATCCAGTCCTAAGATAATCAGCCAATCCATAACACCGTTTTAACGAGGTTTCTCCACCAGGGATTTCCTTGTACCAATCTGGAATTTTTGAACGCGATTCCCTAACCGCCAATGTCGGATGCCACAATCTATTATCAACTGGCGCAGCAAATAATTCGTTTGATTTTGGTGAGGGAATTTGCTCCCAAATTTTTGCAGCGCAACGTTTATTCTTTGAAAAGAGCCGCATGGTCAATCTTTTCAATTTTTGCCTGTTCCATTTTTTTGCCAGCGTATATTTTTGCGCATGGTTCATGGCTGTGATATGCATTTAGTTGCTCTAGTGCCACCTCTTTATTCAACACTCCCTGACCTTGAGCAACATGCCAAAAATGTTCGGAAAGAAACAACTCGTACCCAAAAGTAGGAATATCGTTAGATTCTGGCATTCTTTCTTTCCATAAATCAAGCAAAAAATTAAGTGTTTCTGGTTTTTCTGCATGTTGTTGAGCCTTCCACATTTCGGTGTCGTTTCTATCAGAAATGTAGTGGAGTGAAATCATTGTAATAATATTTTCTAACAAAGATTCGTATCTTGACTTGTATTGTTTTGATTGAGTCGTATTTCCAAGGTGAAAAGTCGGAAGCATTGAGCAAATCATTCTTGCTTGCTGTATCGAGGTGCTTATGGCAGTTGCTTCAAGCGGCTCAACGAACGATGTAGATAATCCCACTGCGGCACAGTTGAACAATAAACCATTTTCAAAATATCCAGATTTAAATCTAATTATTCGGGCGGGTTCTATTTCTTTTCCGTGCGCTTCTGAAATCTCTTTTACCGCTTGTTCGTCAGTACAAAAATCAGAGGAGAAAACATATCCGTTTCCGCGACGCTCCTGTGTTGGGATTTCCCACATCCAACCGTTTGGCATTGCCCTTGCTCGGGTGTAGGGGTTTATCCTTCCAGTTTCATCTTTGGGTGTTGGAAAAATGGCAGCAGAATCACAGGGTACGTACTTTCTGTAACTAATAAATCTATCGTCATCAATAAGCCTGCTCATTAAAACCCTATTGAAACCGCTTGCATCTATGAAAAAATCGGCAGAGCATTTCAAATTTGTGTCAGTAATTATGCTGGTGATACTTCCGTTCTCTGCATCTCTTTCTATTTTGGTTACTATTCCTTCACCAAACTGAATACCTCTACGCTTGCACAATGTTGTTAAATATGTGTTTAATTTAATTGTGTCAAAATGAAATTGATTGGTAGTTCCGTGCGGATTTTCTTTATCTGCAACAACTTTGCCATTTTCCAGATGAGTCAACATTGCTGGTGTTAAAAGCCAATTATTAAAATGTGCAAATGTATAAACTGCGTTAAAATTGTTTGGACCCATTCCGCTACCGCTAATGCTATGAAAATAATCTGGTGTGTGGTTTGACCAATTCTCAAATCTGATTCCATACTTGTGCGTTGCGGCGCACTCTCGTATCATTTCGTCAACTGGGATGTCACACGGCTGTTGAAAATAATGACGCCAATGTTCAGTTGAGCCTTCGCCGACGCCAATAATTCCAATTTTTTTGGAAGATATTACAGTCACTTTGTAATTTTTAAATAAACTGTTTATCGTTAGCGCAGTAATTAATCCAGAAGTGCCAGAACCGACAATGCATACGTGTTTTTGCACGGCGTCACCTGAACCATGTAACCAAAGAATATTTCACTTCATTACTGGACTCTGCGCCAACTTGATTAGCATAATGATAATAGGGGAAATTTGACGGAAACATAACGGCAGAACCAGCCTGTGGTTTTATTGAAATATCGAGTAGTGGAAACACCAACTCTCCGCCATCAAAATTGTCATTTAGGAAAGCAACAATGCTAAAGACTCTTTGATTGGTGGGGTGGTGGTCAACATGACCTTTGTATTCTGCACCTCGCCCATACTTATTGATTGCAAAGCCCTCGTCCTCTTTTACGTCAATGTTGTACATGTTTCTGTACGTCCATATTACTTTTTGTAAATCTCCATAAATATTGTGCCATGCTTCAACAAGCGGAAGTATTCGTTGTTCTGACACGGCTTCGGGGGGGAGATTCAATACACCCAAGTCACACAACAGCGAAGACCTGTAATCTGGTCGTTCTGACTGTGTTTTTGAGGTTCCAACTTTGGACATATACCAAGACAAGTACCCCCATGGCTGACTACATTCAGCCTCAACCTCGTCTATAAATGTTTTTGGTTTAAAACAATTATCAAAAACCAGCAAACATGGCGCTAATTCATTGTGTTTTAGTGGCATAAAGTAAACTTACCACGGATATAGCGCGAAGCCTGCAATATGAATTACATCTGTTCAATAAAGGCAATTGTGCTTAGGAATCTCGCAATGTCAAGTTTTATTGGGTAATTAACTTCAAACTCATCTTCGGGTACGACGTGGGCGTCGGTGTCGTAAGTTGCTGGGTCTTCCCCAAGTTTTACAATCGCTCCATACAACTGCCGCTCAAGTTCTTTCTTTACACGATTTGATTCTTGCGTCATTTCTTCTGCGGAAAGCAACGAAAATTCGTATGGCATTTGAGGAGTCCTCCAAAGTGTTGGCGAAGTATATTCGCTCTCCATATTACCACTTGTATCAATATATATGTGGCTAGTCATCAAGGTCCTCAACAAACGTCAAGTTGGATGATGCCACATGGGTTGTTATGTTTCTGGTCAAAATAGAAAGTGCGCCTTGATTTCCAGAGCCTCCAGGATTCCCTGAGTTTGCCGTACCACCCGCATACGAGGGATTATGAAACGGGTTCCCTGGATGGGAGTAATGAAATGGATTCCCAGGGTGCGAAAATGCATTTCCAGGGTGAGCGCTGCCAGGATTACTATGTTGATGGCAAGGATTGTGATGCCCTGGGTGATAGCCATAGCATTGTCCGTAGTGGTGCTGAGAGTCATGTTGACAAGTCCCACCCGTATGATGCGCTGGGTGATGAAAATGTCCAGGGGGGTTATGACCGCCAGGATTGTGTCCAGACCCGCCAGGGTTATGCGCACCCGCATGTCCTCCAGGGTTGTGCCCTGGGTTACTGGCAACGCTGTTTCCAGTAACTCCAGGATTACCTGATGTTCCAGCCGTCCCCTCGCTTACGAATGTCCCAGAGCCGCTGATTGATTTTGACAAAACAAGAACCATTCCGCCGCCTTGCCCTGGTGAACCACCCGTTCCTGCCGTTCCAGGATTTGCACCGCTACCACCACCAGCGTTTGCTGACCCAGGATTCCCAGTAGACCCAGCAGCACCCGCAAACCAAGAACGCCTACTAGCGCCTTTTTGCATAATTCCCTGAATAAGGGAATCCATGTTTGTTACTTCAGCGAGTGTCATTGCTCCAGAAACTGCGTCATTGGAAATGTATCCAGCAGAGCCATCTATTCTTGTCATAACGCTTCCAGCCATAATGGTCGTGGTTTGCGCTATGCCTGCTGGCATACCAATTGTTCCATTATTGGTAAGAGTTTCTTTTACAAATATTTTGAAACCGTTCGTAAAAAGAGTAGCGTCAGAGTTGACCGTCAAATTTTCGTAATACATGTCCCTGGATAAACTTGTGTTTGATGCGATGGTTACGTTCCCGTCGCTTCCGTTGCCAAATAGTTTGTCGGTTCCAGTTTTTTGAATTAAATTTCGTTCTGCACCAAGTCGTTCAATTGCCATGTCATGCCACCTGCATGTAGTTCACGGTTCCAGCCGACGCACCAGTCCCTCCAGTTACATCAGTGGTAACACCAGCGTTGAGGGTAGAAGCAGAAGAAACAATCAAAATTACCCCACCGCCACCACCGCCAGCACCAGGCGTTCCAGGTGCACTGAATGATGCAGTTCCAGAAACAACTGTGATGTAGCGAGCCGCAATCAGGATTACACCACCACCAGCACCAGATGCCCCTCCAGCGCCTCCTCTAAGGAATGTTGGAGTAGTTGATGCGGCGCTAACAGCCCAACCTTGAATCGCTTGAAGCGGCTGCTGATAGTACAGAGAACCACCCAATGCCGCAGTCGGAACAGTGGCAGTTTGTGCATCACTTGAACCGCCAAGGCTGTTTGTGACGGCAGTGTTTGTTGCTCCGCCTTGGGCGAGGGTTCCTTCAGTGGTGAAACCTGTTGTGAAGCCAACTATTGCAGATGCTTCAAGCGTAAGTACATTTTGCACAAAAATTCTATACCCACCTGGGTTGAGGGTTATACCACCATTGACGGTGAGGTTTTTGTAATTTTTGTCTGCTGTAAGGGTTGTGTTCGTGGAAATGGTTACGTCACCGTCTGCGCCAGTCCCATAGACAGGGTCTGGCAGATTCAAAAACGTAGCAAGGTTCAAAAGTGAGCCAGAGACACTTGACGTAGACTCTGCTGATGAAACCGTCGCGTTGTTGAGGCGAACGAAACTAGCGACCATTACGCTTCTTCTACTCCGTTCAGGAAAATATTAACGGCGCTGTTTGCGCTCGCATAGCCAATAATTTGGTCGCTGTTTGCATCGCTTGCTGCTGAACCGTTATTCGTCAATACCAGGTTGGTCTGGAATGTGAGTGTTTCATTTCCTGCGACCGAAAGACTGTTAAAAAAGTTCTGTGTTGATGCTTGAGCGACACCCAAAGGCTTGCATGCGAGCGTCACCGTCACGGCAGATGCCGTGATATTGCAGAGGATAACCTGCTTGACAATCGTCGTCGTACTTTGGGGCACGGTGTAAAGTACCGTACTTG